GGGGAAGAAAGCGCACGCGCTTTCTTCAATTATGTCTATTTTAGACAACCCTGCCATCATACTGGTGGCGCTGCTAACTAAGCAGCTTGTGTGCCGCTCCACGAATCCGTGGAACTAGCTCTCCACACTTTAAAGTTCTTTCGAACCTTGTAATGTGAAGCACCTCTACGGTATACTTGCCCACTAGGGTCGGTTATAAAACTACAACCGCCTCTTAGCTTATTGTCCAGATAAAACCACTCGTTTTTATAGAGTGGAACCACCTGGGCAGTATATGTCTGAAGATCGACTTTGCCTGAATTTTCAGGTTCAAGCGGCTGCGTAAGCTTTCGTGTAGTTAATACGAGAGCCCGTGGCAGTATGAAGTCGCCGTTAATATCGGAAAAATCAACAGAAGGGTCAAGGAAACCGAAGTCTCCAACGCAATCAACGGGCTGCAAAGGGAGAGAAATCTCCTTTGCTGGCTTCTTCGTCAATCGGGACATATATTTTATACAGCTTTTACGCAGTATAGATAATGCCTCCTCAACGATGTTGAAATTGTCAGTACGTAAAGCCCATCGGTACAGTCTATTATGGCACGCAATGTGCTCAAATACGGTAACATCATCTCTTTTGGAGATGATTCGCGACTTTTGGTAAGCCGGAGTCACTAATTTTTCGTTAAAGTAGTGATGACCGCAGGACTCATAAAATGGTCCAGACTGATATGTCTTTGCTTCATTAACCGTAAAACCTAAAAATTTGAAAGTCTTACGGAGAGCATCAACGATACTCGAGTGACAGATAATATCGTCACCGAATACACCTACTTCTAGGTTCTCAAAGCCGCACAGTTCTTGTAGCGACTTAGTTATAGCATAGAAGATAATGGACTCTAGCTCGAATATATAACCATTACCCATAGACGCGTGTTTGGAAAGTAATTTCCATTTACCATCTATAAAGGTTAAGGGTGAACGCAAGCGATTAAGCTCAACGTACCACTCGTATGGTAATAATAAACGAAGCAGTTCAGAGGCTATCGTATCAGATGCGCTCTCCAAGTCTACGGTCGCGAGACCGCATGACTTAGCAAGGAAAGCTAAAACCCGATTATTGTCTGCTCCAGTATCTAAATCGATACCAGTAGCCTTTTTAAAGGCTAGCCGA